GGTTCAAACAAGGTATCAGGTCTTGCAGACGGTACTGATTCAGCTGACGCAGTTAACAAGGGTCAGTTGGATGCAGGTCTTGCTGCACAACACATTTCGCAGTTCAGCACAACTGATCTTGCGGAAGGTGACAACCTATACTACACTGACGCACGTTCACGCGCTGCATTCTCTGTAACTGACGTTGACGGTGAAGGTAACGTTTCTTACAACGCATCAACTGGTGTACTATCAGTATCTTCTGGTAAGGCATTCGTTGAGTTGGAAGACGTTCTAGATTCAACTATCACTGGTAAAGAAGGTTACGTTGCTCGCGTTAAGACTGACGGTTCAGGTATCGAACTTGTCGATCCAAACGAGTTGAACTTCAACGACGCTAAGCGTCAGGTCATGAACGGTGACGGTTCGCAGACTGTCTTCGCACTAGACTTCTACACTCAAGAAGCTAATGCGATGGTATTTGTTGGTGGTGTTATTCAGGATCCATCAACTCACTACTCTATCGACGCTGCTAACCAGACTATCACGTTCAACAGTGCTATCCCAGTTGGTACTCAGGCTGTTGTTATCGCTCAGGCACCACGTTCAGTGGGTGTACTAGACCCAGGCTCAGTCGGTGTTGAGACATTCGCATCAAACGTCAAGCCAAGTGTACAGGGTAACGACATCGTTGTTGGAACTTCCGCAACTGTTGTTTCTTCGTTCATCGCTTCAGACGTACGTGCTGCGAAGTTCATCGTCACTGTTGACCTAAATGGTGAACACGAAGTCCGTGAGTGTATGGTAATTCACGACGGCACTACTGCATACATCAACGAATTCGGTATCGTATACACTGGCAACGCAATGCTAGGTGATACTGACGTTCAGATCAGCAATGGTGTTGTTGAGTTAACTTACCAAGCGGTTTCTGCTGGTGCGGTCGTTAAGGTCGTAAAAACTAGCGTTGACGTATAAGACACTATAAGAGTGGGGGGAAACCCCCACTCATTTAGATTATAAAAACTAGTGTTTTAACAACAACTTAAAGGTAAAGAAAACATGGCAACTAATAATAAAAAATTCCGATTACAGAATGGTGTTGATATCATTGGTGAAATGACCTTCAACGACGTACAAGTAATTGATGAAAATGGTAATGTTGTTGCTGCGTCGATTCAAACTGGTGTTGAGTCAATTGTTGATCAGAGTTATGTCAATGCATTGCAAGTAACTGCACAAAGTGCGGTCACTGCGCAAAGCGTTACTGACATCTCTTCTTTCTCAACAACTGACGTTTCAGAAGGTTCGAACCTATACTATACAGACGCACGTGTTCGTGGTGCTGTACAAGGTGGTACTGGTGTTTCTTACGATCAGTCCACTGGTGAGTTTTCTGTAGACCTATCTGGCGGTGACGGTGTATCTATTTCAGGTAACACCATCTCTGTTGACGGTAGTGCACTATCACAAAACCTTGTACCATCGGTTACTGATACCTACAGTCTAGGTACTGCTGATAAAGTCTGGAAAGACGTATTCATCGGCCCTGGATCGTTGTATCTAAACGGCACTAAGATTCTTGAGGATAACAGCGGCACAATCACTATGTACGCTGACCCAGGCCAGAATCTATCGTTCGGTGTAACTGCGGGTGGTTCAATCGACTTTAACGCGGGTGACGAAAGCATCCAGATGAAGTCAGACGTAGTAATGTCTGTAGACCAAACTATCTCTACTGTTGGTGGAGCTGCGACTAAGTTCGGTGGCGAAATCGACATGCAGGGTGACAAGGTCGTCAACGTTGGTACTCCAACTGCGGATGCAGACGCTGCAACTAAAGCATATGTTGATTCTCGCGTAAATGCAGGATCAGTAGACGGAGACAAGACGTTCTCCGATAACGTAGTCGTACAGGGTAACCTAACAGTTCAGGGTACTACTACAACTGTAAACAGTGAGACTATCTCACTAGCAGACAATATCATTGATGTAAACTCTAACGTAACTTCAGGTCTACCAACTGAAAACGCTGGACTACGTGTTATGCGTGGTGACGAAGCAGCTGCTCAGATTCGTTGGAACGAAGCGTCAGACCATTGGGAAACTTACAATGGTTCTTCGTGGACTAAAGTCGCACTAGAGACAGATGACCTTGCAGAAGGTTCATCAAACCTATACTTCACTGACGCACGTGCTCAGTCAGCAGTTGCAGGAGATATCTCTTCAGCAGTTGCGGCAGAAGCAAGTCTACGTTCAGATGCGGACACTGCGGAAGCAAGTGCTCGTGCTGCAGCAGATAGCGATCTACAAGATTCTATCAACGCTGAAGTATCACGTGCACAGGGTGTAGAAGCAGGTCTTGACTCAGATATCTCAGTTAACGCTGCAGCTATCGCAGTCAACGCAGGTAACATTGCGCAAGAGATCTCAGACCGTGAAAGTGCAATCAGCGTAGAAGCAGCGGCACGTTCTGCTGCGGACGACGCACTAGATTCAGATCTAGGTGTTGAAACTGCTGCTCGTATCTCAGGTGACTCTACTCTACAAGACAACATTGACGCTGAAGCGTTGGCACGTTCAAATGCAGATAGTGGCCTACAGTCACAAATCACTGCATTGGACTCAAAGCACGACAGCGATCATTCAGAACTAGAGCAGGCTCTATCATCTGAAGTTGCATCACGTCAAGCTAACGATAGTGACCTACAGTCACAAATCACAACTGTTAGTTCTGCGGTAGACGCAATTGTAGGTACTTCACCAGAATCATTGAACACTCTACAAGAGATTGTAGCTGCGTTCGAAGGTGCTGATACTAACTTGCAAGCGACTATCACTGCAAACACTGTTACTATCGGTGATCACACTAGTGACATCGGTACCCTACAGGGTCAAGTAAGTGCATTGCAGAATGACGTAGCTGGTCACGATAACGATATCACAACTCTACAACCAGTTGTAACTGGTCACGATAGTGATATCACTGCACTAGAGGTATTCACTGGTCTAGGTACTGAACTAGGTACTGCTGCGGCATCACTAGCAGCTGCTATCAATGAGATCCACACTGAGTTGGATTCTGTTGTTTCAGATCTTGCAAGTGAATCTTCACGCGCTGCGGGTTCAGAGTCAAGTCTAGATTCAGACATCACTGCACTAGAAGCGGCATTGGCGGCAGAAGTATCTGCACGTGCAACTGCTGATTCACGTGAAGTGTCTGATCGTCAGGCTGCGGTATCTGCTGAGGCAACTGCTCGTGCAGATGCTGACGCGGCATTGGATTCAGATCTAGGTGTTGAAACTGCGGCACGTATCGCAGGTGATGCGGCTCTAGATTCAGATCTAACTGTTGAAATCGCTGCTCGTATCGCAGGTGATCAAGGTCTACAGTCACAGATCGATTCACTATCTTCATCTCTAACTGACGAAGGTAACGGTCGCGATTCAGACGTATCAAGCCTACAAGCGCAAATCAATAGCATCCTATCTAACACAGATCAGGCTGCAATTGATTCGTTGACTGAGGTTGTCTCTGCATTCGAGAATGCGGATAACTCTCTAGGTACTTTGATCACTAATAACACCAACACTATCGCTAGCCTACAGACACAAATCAACGGCAATGATGGCGACATCGTTGGTCTTGATACACGCGTAGGTGTACTAGAAAGTGAGATGGATGTTGTACAACAAGACATCATCGACCTGCCAGGCGAAATCAAGGCATGTATCGTTGGTGGATTGTGCATCGAGACTGAAGTACTTGCAAACGGCAACGTTGAAGTACGAGTCGATGAAGTAGACGTAGTAGATAATAGTACTGAGACTTCTGGTCTAACTGTACGTAATGCGAATGAGTTGGGTGGTCAAGAACCATCACACTACCGTATTGACATCTACGACATCAATGGTACTATTGTAAACTAATAGTATTTCAAGTCATCAAAGGGTGCTTCGGCACCCTTTTTTTGTCCCCACATTCGTGGATGTATAAATAGAGATAGAATAACTTTGGGACAACAGTAATGTACGTAACTAGCAGAGAAGAGTTGATGGATTATTGCCTACGCGCATTGGGTCACCCAGTCGTAGAAGTAAACATCGATGAAGAACAGTTGGATGATCGTATTGACGAGGCCGTACAGTGGTTTCGTGAATTCCATCCAGAAGGTTCTAAGAGATACTATCTAAAACATCAATTGACTCAGGCCGATATCGATAACTCATATATCGATTTCGAGGACAATATCGACCTTCTAAACATCGTTCGTATGATACCTATGACATCAACGTCAACCTCTTCGGGTTGGTTCAGTGATTCATGGCAGTATATGAGATTCACTATCAGTGACTTCCTTTACGGGGGAGGTATCCTTGGTGACCTTGCATACTACGAACAGTTGCAACAACAATTGTCCTTACTAGATATGAAACTGTCTGGTCAACCAATCATCACGTTTGACCGTCAGTATAACCGTATCAACATGCACATGAGTAAGACTCGCCTGAAGGCAGGAGATTACATCATCCTAGAAGTCTACGGTGTGCGCGATCCAGACGACATGGTGACAGAGTACAACTCACTATGGAACCACAGATTCCTTAAGTCATATGCGACTGCACTGATTAAACGTCAGTGGGGAACTAACTTACTTAAGTTCGACGGTATGACGCTCCCAGGCGGCGTTACCGTGAACGCTCGTCAAATCTATGAAGATGCGTTGGCAGACATCGACAAGATCATGGAGAAATTCCGTGAGGAAGAAGACGAAGGTCCAATGTTCTTTATGGGGTAAACCATGGCGACTAATCCATATATCAGTCAATCTCTACGTCAAGAACAAAGTCTATACGAAGACTTGGTCATAGAATCGATTAAGTTCTATGGTCAGGACGTGTACTATCTACCAAGAGAAGTGGTAGAACGCGAAGAGATTTTCCTAGACAGCATTCAGTCTCAGTTCTCTGACGCATACAAGGTCGAGGTGTTTATTGAGAACACCGAAGGTTTTGAAGGAGAGGGAGACATATTCACTAAGTTCGGTATTGAATTACGCGATCAGGCTACGTTCGTCATTGCACGTCGTCGATGGAGAGAGTTGATTGGTGACCGTCTTGCAAACCAAGAGTTTCGTCCACGTGAAGGTGATGTAATCTACTTGCCATTGTCGGAGTCGTTGTTTCAGGTAATGAAGGTGGAGACCGAAACTCCATTCTACCAGTTGAGTCAACTACCATTATTCCGTATCCAGTGCGAGTTGTTCGAATACTCCGACGAAGATTTCGATACGGGTATCGACGAAATCGACGTGGTGGAACGCGAGGCAGCATTCCAGTATCACATCCAGATGGCAGAACCAGACTCAGATCAGGGTGGTTTCTACAAGACCGGAGAGTATGTGTATCAGGTCTTTGATGACTTTGAACTGGAGGGTGAGGTCACTGCATGGAATAGTGAGACCCGAATCCTGTCAGTCGCGCACACAGGTGCAGACGACGGTAACTATCATATCTGGACAACCGATAGAATCATTGAGTCAGAGACGGGTGCGAAGTACATGCCTCTGGCCGTATCAGAAGATGTGAACGAGATTCAACCATTGAGTCAGAACCAGACGTTCGATGATTTCGAGAATGACTTCCTAGACTTCTCTGAGTTGAATCCATTTGGAGACCCACAATAATGTTTGGGACTTATTTTTATAACAAACGTGTTCGTACCAGCGTATCGATATTCGGTTCGTTGTTTAACGAGATACATGTTTTGAGAACAGATGCGGCAGGGAAAGTACTGTCGCAAGTGAAGGTGCCTCTGTCATATGCACCAAAGCGTAACTTCCTTGAACGTCTAGAAGAAATGGGACAGGGAGAGGAAGCAGAACGTAGAGTCGCGATGAAGTTGCCTCGTATGTCGTTCGAGATCGTCAGTATCTCATACGACGCACAGAGACAGCTACCAAAGATTAATACTTTCGATGCATCACTTGACGGTCAACGTCGAGACATGTATACTGGTACTCCGTATATTCTAGGGTTCCAGTTGAGTGTGTATGCCAAGTCACAGGATGACGCACTACAAATCGTAGAACAGATCCTACCACACTTTGCTCCACAGTACACTCTATCCGTAAAACCATTTACCGATTTACCGGACATCGTTGAAGACGTTCCGGTAGTTCTCACTGGCGTGGACTTTCAGGATGACTACGAAGGCCCACTCGAACAGCGTAGGACAATCATATATAATCTAAACTTTGATATGAAAATCAACTTCTATGGCCCAGTCAAAGAAGGTAAGATAATCCGTGAAGTGAACACAAACCTACACCTATTAGATCCAGACGGATTCGTCACCAATATTGAGATCACTCCAGATCCTATTGATGTGAGTCCAGACAGTGACTATGGTTTTGGAATAGAGTATAATGACGAGAGATACACGTAAACCGCCAGCACTGTTCGACGAAGAACAGAAGAAGAATTTTGTCCACGAGCAGGATTATGAATACTCTCGTGACACATACTATGATCTCATAGAAAAGGGCCGTGAGTCATTAGAACTCATGATCGAAGTCGCACGTGAGAGTGAACATCCCCGTGCGTTCGAAGTGTTGTCGAACATGATCAAAGGCATCGCAGATGTCAATGACAAGTTGATGGATCTGAACAAGAAGCAGAAGGAACTCCAGAAAGACGACAAACCAGCCGAGACCACGAACACAACTAACAACCTGTTCGTTGGGTCTACTACTGAACTACAACGCATGTTGCAGGGTCAGGATGAGAAAGTTATTGATCATGATGATGACGATGAGGATGAATGAGTACTTATACGAAGAACTCGTATCTTGGTAACCCAAACGTAAAGAGAGACGGTGTCGCAGAAGAGTGGGACGCCAAGAAACTCCGCGAGTATAAAAAGTGCATGAAAGATCCAGCGTATTTCTGTAAGAAGTACGTGAAAGTCGTGCACCTTGATAAAGGTCTTGTTCCCTTCAGACTCTATCCGTATCAGGAAGAGATGTTCAAACACTTCAACGACAATCGATTCAATATCGTGTTGGCGTGCCGTCAGTCAGGTAAGTCGATCAGTTCGGTGGGATACCTTTTATGGTATGCCCTATTCCATCCAGAGAAGACCATCGCAATCCTTGCAAACAAAGGTATGACTGCACGTGAGATGTTGGCACGTGTCACTCTCATGTTGGAGAACCTACCATTCTTCCTACAACCTGGCTGTAAGGCGTTGAACAAGGGGTCATTGGAATTCTCTAACAACTCTCGTATCATCGCTGCAGCGACATCTGGTTCGTCTATTCGTGGTATGTCGGTCAACCTACTATTCCTAGATGAGTTTGCGTTCGTCGAAAACGCGGCAGAGTTCTATACGTCAACCTATCCGGTAATCTCATCGGGTAAGGACACTAAGGTCATCATTACGTCAACCGCAAACGGTATCGGTAATACCTATCACAAGATCTGGGAAGGTGCGGTACAGGGAGTGAACGAATACAAACCGTTCCGCGTGGATTGGTGGGATGTCCCTGGCCGTGATGAGAAGTGGAAAGAACAGACCATCGCAAACACGTCTGTGTTGCAGTTCGACCAAGAATTCGGTAATACGTTCTTTGGGACGGGTAACACACTTATCGAAGGGCAGGTTCTTCTTGACCTACGCGCACGGGAACCGATTGAACGGTTAGAAGGTGGTGACTTGTGTGTATATGAAAAACCTATTGAAGACCACCAGTATATCATGACAGTCGATGTATGTCAAGGGCGTGGCCAAGATTATTCCACATTTAATATCATCGACGTGTCAACCCGTCCATTCAAACAGGTGTGTGTCTATCGAAACAACAAGATATCACCTATTCTGTACCCCAACATCATTTACAAATATGCGACACTCTACAATGAGGCATACACGGTCATCGAGAACAATGACCAAGGGATGGTCGTGTGCGTGGGTCTATACCAAGACCTAGAGTACGAGAACATTCACCTTGAGT